AAGCAGCGGTGATGCGCTGGTCCGAAGCTGAAAGTCCGGTAGGGAAGATGGCGCGCCCCCCTGGCGTGGTTCCTCCCGTGCCCGTTTCCTATACGGGGGGGCTGAGCGCGCCACTTTTCTAGCGACTGGCTTTTTCACCGGGGAATCCACCTGGAAGCCACCCCGGCGGCCCTGCGGGAAATTGTGACTCAATATCAGAACCTTACCCGACAGCATCGGTGGCCAGGGTGGATTCCTTTTGGAAGCCAGGGAATCCATGTGTGGATGCCTCCCGTTGTGCAAGGAAAATTTTGACCTTCTTGGCATGTGATCGAGTGCGGTCATGTGTCAGGCCTCATTGTGCGGCTTTTCACATGCCGCGGGCCGGTATGGAGATGCGCGGATCAGGTCCAAATCACTTTGACGCGCTCTGTTAACGGCGCCCTGGATTCCCCTGGTTTTCCTGATCCCGATCTGTTCGATCATTTGCCCATGCAGGTCTTCGCCTTCCTCACACCTCACACGCCCGGTCTGTCGCCCGAACGTGGTGTCTGCGTGGTCAGGCCATCTCTCGCCCCCTATAATCCTCGTTCTTCGTCAGCATCGCCCAGACGCCTCGGGCCATCTTGTTGGCCAGCGCGATCGCCACCAGCATGCGCGGCTTCTTGGCCAGCATCCTCGCCAGCCAGGAGCCCTCGGGCGCGCCCTTTCGCAGGGTCCGCTGCACCGTGGACATGGCGCCGATGATCAAGAGGCGCCGGATGTCACGCTGGCCCATCTTCGATGTCCGGCCAAGCCGCTGCTTGCCACCGGTCGAGTGCTGCATCGGCACGAGCCCCAGCCAGGCGGCGAAGTCGCGCCCGCTGCGGAAGCTGTCCATCGCCGGGGCGAAGGTCTCCACCGCCAGCGCCGTGACCGGGCCGACGCCCGGCATGGTCCTGAGACGCCGGGCCGTCTCGCCCTGCCCGGAAAGGCGGGCGATTTCCCGGTCCAGAACCCGCAGACGTTCGCCCAACTGCGCGATCTGCGCCAGAAGCTCGCGGCAACACAGCCGAACCGCCTCGGGCAGGCCGCTGTCCTCCGCGTCCACGATCTCGGCGAGCCGCTTGACCTGATGCACGCCAAGCGGGGCGATGTGGCCGAATTCATAAAGATGGGCGCGTAGCGCATTCACGGCGACGGTGCGGCTCTCGATGAACTGCGTGCGTGTGCGGAACAGGACTGCGCGCCCCTGCTGCTCGTCCGTCTTGGGCTCGACGAAGCGCATGGTCGGCCGCAGGGCCGCCTCGACAATCGCTTCGGCATCGGCGCTGTCGTTCTTGTGGCGCTTCACGAACGGCTTGACGTAGCGGGGCGCGATCAATAGCGGCGTATGCCCCATGCCCTGCAGCGTGCGCGCCCAGTGATGAGCGCCGCCACATGCCTCCATGGCAACTGTGCAAGCCGGTTGCGCGGCCATGAACCGCTCGAACTGCAGGCGCGACAGCTTCTTACGGAACACGACAGATCCATCCGCCGCCGATCCGTGGAGTTGGAACACATTCTTTGCCAGATCCACCCCGATGATGCTAACTTCCTTCATGGATGCCTCCTTCCATTCGCTTGAACTGCAACATCTCAAGCTTGGCACATTGCGATGCCGTCAGGGAGGGAGGCATCCACTCCATCACTTGGTGGGTTCTTTTGGCCAGAAAAGCCACCTTCGGAAGCCACCCTCAGGCCAGATCGGCAGAACACCTTGATTCCACGCCACAAAATGGATTGACATTTCTAGCCCCCTTGACGTACCCCTTGATTGTCGAAGAGTTGCGCCCGGAGAAAACCCCTCGCGGGCGCTTTTGCTTTCCCCCATCGCGGACCCTGACACAGCAACTGGCGTTTGCCGGGGCTTGCATTGGTCTGTCCGCCCTGCCCCGGATCCGAACCCCACCCATGGACCTTGTCTTTGCGCCGAGCCAGATCGAGAGCTGGCCGATCGACCGGCTGCGCCCCTATGCCCGCAATGCCAAGATCCACGGCACGGACCAAGTCGCCAAGATCGCGGCAAGCATGGCCAAGTTCGGCTGGACCGTGCCTTGCTTGGTGGCTGACGATGGCGATCTGATTGCGGGCCACGGTCGGGTGCTGGCCGCCATCATGCTGGGGCTGACCGAGGTGCCGGTGATCCGGCTCGGCCACCTCGACGAGGCCGAACGCCGGGCGTACCGGATCGCGGACAACAAATTGACCGAGTTGGGCGAATGGGACGAGGCGATGCTGCGCGACGAGATCGCGGGGCTGCTGGCCGAGGATTTTGACCTGTCGCTTCTCGGGATCACCGACGAAGATCTGGACGCCCTGCTCCGCGATCCGGACGAGGCGGAAGGCGGCGCGGTCGAAGGAGAGGATGATATCCCCGAACCGCCGGTCTCGCCGGTGTCAGTGGCGGGTGACCTGTGGCAGCTTGGGTCGCACCGACTGATCTGCGGCGACAGCACATCCGCCGATGTGGTCGGGCGGCTGCTGGGTGATGTTCGCCCGCTGCTGATGGTGACTGATCCGCCCTATGGCGTGGAATACGATCCGTCCTGGCGCAACCAGGCGGGGGCAGCGAAGACCAAGAGAACCGGCAAGGTGCTGAATGACGACCGGGCCGACTGGCGCGAAGTCTGGGCGCTGTTCCCTGGCGACGTGGCTTATGTCTGGCACGGCGCGCTGCACTCTTCGACCGTGGCCGAAAGCCTGGCTGCCGCGGGTTTCGCCGTCCGGTCGCAAATCATCTGGGCCAAGGACCGCCTCGTCCTCAGCCGCGGCGATTACCACTGGCAACATGAACCCTGCTGGTATGCCGTGAAAAAGACCGGCAAGGGGCACTGGGCTGGCGACCGTAAGCAGACCACACTCTGGCACATCTCCGGCAAGGATCAGGACGCTGCCACCGTGCATGGCACCCAAAAGCCGGTCGAATGCATGCGCCGCCCTATCCTGAACAACTCCAGCCCGGGTCAAGCGGTGTTCGAACCCTTCATGGGATCCGGCACCACGCTGATCGCGGCGGAAACCACCGGGCGGGTGTGCTTCGGGATCGAGTTGAACCCGGCTTATGTCGATGTGGCCATCGAGCGCTGGCAGCAATTTACCGGCGCCAATGCCGTGCTGGCGGACTCCGGTGAAACCTTCGTCGACCTGAAGGCCAAGAGGCTGGCGGCAGGAATGCGCCCCCGCTGCCCGGCCGGATCGAACACTGGCCCCTCGCCCGGCTGAAGCCTTATGCCCGAAACGCCAAGACCCACGACGATGATCAGGTGGCGAAGATCGCCGCCAGCATTGCCGAGTTCGGATGGACCGTGCCGGTGCTGGTGGCGGCCGACGGCGAGCTGATCGCGGGCCATGGCCGCATCCTCGCCGCCGTACACCTCGGGCTTTCCGAAGCCCCTGTGATCGTGCTGGGCCACCTGACCGAAGCCCAGCGCCGCGCCTATCGGATTGCGGACAACAAGCTAACCGAACTGGGCGGGTGGGACGACGCCCTGCTGCTGCAAGAACTTCAGGCCCTCCTGGCCGAGGATTTCGACCTCGGGCTGATCGGGATCCCCGAGGATGAACTGGACGCGCTGCTCCTCAACACTGACGACCGCCCGGCGATTTCTGATGATGCTGCCGATACGATCCCGGCCCCGCCCGCTGATCCGATCACCAAGCCGGGGGACATCTGGGCGCTGGGCAAGCACCGGCTGTGCTGCGGCGACGCAACCGATCCCTCGGCCATCGCCAGGCTGATGCAGGGCGAACTGGCAAAGCTGATGTTCACTTCGCCGCCCTATGCCCAGCAGCGCGATTACGGCGCGGCCAAGGAGAAGGTCGGCGATTGGGATGCGCTGATGCAGGGCGTGTTCGCCGCAGCCCCGGTCACCGCCGAGGCCCAGCTGCTGGTCAATCTCGGCCTGGTGCATCGCGACAGCGAATGGCAACCCTATTGGGAAGGATGGGTGGAATGGATGCGCGGCTCTGGCTGGCGACGGTTTGGGTGGTATGTGTGGGATCAGGGGCCGGGATTGCCGGGCGATTGGAACGGCCGCTTGGCCCCGTCACACGAGTTCATTTTCCACTTCAACCGCGCACCGCGCAAACCCCACAAGACCGTCCCGTCCAAGCACGCGGGCGAAACCTTGGGCGGCGGTGGGCTGCGCGGGGCCGACGGCGCCGTGCACGCCAAAACCGGCACCGGCAACGCGATCCAAAGCCATCGTATCCCGGACAGCGTCTTGCGGATCATGCGCCACAAGGGCGGGCTGGGTGCCGCCGGATCACATCCAGCCGTGTTTCCGGTGGCGCTGGTCGAGGAAGTGCTGACAGCGTTCTCAGACCCGGGCGACCTGATCTACGAGCCGTTCTGCGGCTCCGGCACCCAGATCGTCGCCGCTGAACGAACTGGGCGGCGCTGCTTCGCCATGGAACTGGATCCCGTCTATTGCGACGTCGCGGTGCGGCGGTGGGAATTGGCGACGGGGCTAAAGGCGAAGTTGGAAAATCGCAACGAGACCACCATTGGCAAGGAGACAAAACAGCAATGATCATCGACACCCCGATCTGGCGAAACGCCGACCTCATTCGGATCATTCCGATCACGCGCGCGGACCTGAATCAGGCCATATCCCGAAACGACTTTCGGCCTGAAAACACACCCAAGCCCGGTAAGGCGCGCTGGTACAGCTGGAGAGACGTGGTGTCGGTTGCTGCCGCACAGGATTTGCGCAAACTTGGCTTTGGTCCGTCCATCGCATTTGGGCTGGTGCAAAACCACCTGTCACCGTTTCTGCGGGGTAGCATAGACGCCCCGGACGATTGCGCAGGAGTGCTTTGGCTTATCCGCCCAAGTGACGACCATCTCAACATTGAGACCCCGTGTGAGTTCCTGCGGCACACCGAATACGAGGAACTCCTTTTCACACCAGACGAGAGCGCTTGCATCATCGTGAATATCGGCCGCATTGCAGCACGCGTTCGCAATGACCTGCAGGCGACCGAGACTGCGAAGGTCATTCGTGAGGAATTTCAGATCACAGGACCGTTGATGTGACCTAATCGCGCGGCATGTTGCTGATCGAAGCCGCTACCAATGTCGCGGTGGGCTACGTGCTGGCTGTCGCAACACAGATCATCGTGTTTCCGTGGTTCAGCCTGCACCCCAGCATCGGCCAGAGCCTGGCGCTGGGCGGGGTCTTTGTCGGCATATCGCTCCTGCGCAGCTACGCGCTACGCAGGCTGTTCGAGCACTGGCGATAAAAGCAGGGCATCAGGCAGCCTCGAGTTTGTACACGGTCCCTCTGCCCGCAACCTTCTCCGAGGCAATCGGCAGGTTCAGCTTCTTCTTGAGACCGCCCGAAATCAGGCCTCTCGCCGAATGCGCCAACCAGCCCGTCGCTTCGACGATCTCGGCGATGGATGCGCCCTCGGGTCGCTGAATGAGAGCTATGATCTCCGCCTGCTTGGTGCCAGCACGGATGGTGACCGGCTTCGGCGTGGAAGGGTTCGGGGAAGCTTTGGGCACATCCTTGGGCCCGGTGACCAGCTCCAGCTTTGCCTTGCGCGCGCTGGCGACGGCGCTGGCCACGACCGGCTCGATCCCGATGGCTTGCAGCCCGGCCTCAGTGGCGATCAGCGTGGTGCCATGGCCATCGCCGGTTTCGCGCCACATGGGCTCGCCGCGCCGCAGGTTGGCCTCGACTTCTTCCAGCCAGCCGCGGGTGATCATCGCGGTCACAGCCTTCTGTGCGGCGGCGCCATGCAGCCCCTCGGGCAGTGGCATGGCCAGAATGCCGGGGCGGGTCGCGGCGCGGCTGAGGACGATGATCTGGGTGTCAGTGAGTTTGGGCATCTTGGCCTCCTGTCATGGAATGGGGTGTCGGGGCTGATCAGTCGCTCTCGGCCATCGCGGCCGCGACGGCGAAGTGCTGAACCCAGCCAGTCAGGTAGGGCAGCCCTGCGGGGATGCCTTCCTCGCGCTCAAGCTGGCGCGAGATGCGCCAGTCCTGCCATGTGCGGATCGAGGATTTGATCGCGGTTTCGCTGTCGATGTTGCAGCCGGTCATGTTGCCGACCACATCGTCGGCGAAATGGCGGCCCATGCGGCCGTCGAGAAAGTCGCGAATGCCAATCATCTCGTCCTCGCTGTTGGCGCGGATGGCGGTGGCGATCAGGGTTGAGGCCAGCACCCAGACCTCAACACTGCGGCGGTCGCGCTGCGGGCAAGTGGTCAGGGTGCCGAAGAAGCCGTGGTCAGGGTTGCGGCTGGGTAGGATGGGGTGCGTCATGGCGGTGGTCCCTTGGGGTGAGTTGCATCGTTTTCCTGTGACAACCATCGCTCCGGTCGGGCGATTATCGTAGGCAATTCAAAGCAATATCATGGCTTTATGATCGCAACGCCTTGGCTCAGGCGATTCGATCCGGATCAGTCAGCGCCGCCTGTTCCGCCTCGTGGCGCTGGGCGGCGGCGGGCGGGTCGCGGCGGGCATTGACGATGGCGACGAACAGCGCGCGGGCGATGGTGGCGACCTCGTCTGCCCCGGCGCTGGTCAGGTTGGCGTCGTGGATCGCGATTGCCTCGCCCAGATCGGTCAGAACATAGAGCGTTGCAAACTCGGCCTCGGTCGGATCGCAGGTCTCGGTATCGAGATCATGTTCGGACACCGCCACGCTGCGGCAAAAGCGCAGATCAAACCCGATGGCGCATTCGCGGCGGGCCAGATCGGCGAGGGTTTCGCCTTCGGACAGGCAGTTGGGGATCATGGGGTTGCTCCTTCGGGGGCGTGGGTTTCACGGTCGAGTTCGACCCAAGCGCCGTCCTGCCAGACATAAAGGTGGCAAAACTGACAGGTCGGGCGTGGCAGGATCACCGGATCGCGGGGCCTCTCGAACGCTTCGATCTCGTCGGCGCGGACCTGCCGGATTTCCCTCGCTGCGAGGATGTCCTCCGGCGTCCACGGGGCCAGCGCGGGCAGCATGTGCGACGGATAGCCGTCATAATGCACATAGGTGTGCGCCCATTCCTCGGGCCCGATCTGGATGGCGACTTGCGCGCGCGTGCTCATGATGCAGGCCTAAGTTCAGTTTCAGCACGGCCTGCGCGGTGTCCGGCCTCGAAGGCTTCCTCCAGCGCGGCGCGGATCGCCCAGACGGCGACATCGTGGAAATCGAGCCGGTCCCAGTTGCGGGTCTCCAGCGTCTCGAGGTGAAACTGGCGCTGGGCGATCTCCAGGATCAGGGCATCGCGCTGGGCGTTGGGGTCGGTTTTGGTGCAGCGTGGCATGGTTTTGCTCCTTGTGGCTTAGGGGCGCGCGGGCTCAGATCAGCCCGTGCTGCTTCAGGACCGGGACGACATCCGCCAGCTCGATGGTCAGGCAGTCGATTCCGACCCGGCCGGCCATCTCGAAGACCTCGGCATTCAGGCTCTGGTCATTGAGGTGGCGCTGCAGCGTGGCGGTGCTCATGGCCTGAACGAAGCGTGCGCGGTCGATGAAGATGCGGGTCGTGTCGGAGGGGATTGCGATGGCCATGGTCTTGTCTCCTTGCGGTGGCTTTGGGGATGCGATGCACCCGTTTTCCTGTCCACAGAGTCGCTCTTTCGGGAAGTGTAATCAACTGAATAAGCAGAGTATTTCCGTTTAGTTCCAATGCCTTGAGGATAATCACAGCGCCATGGAAGGTCTATCTGAGCGCGCCTATTCCACCCATTCCGGCCTGTCGCGCGGGGCGGTGCAGAAGGCGCGCAAGAACGGTCGGCTGGTCCTGTTTGCAGATGGATCGATAAACGCAGCCGCCTCGGATGCGCGGCGTGGGATGATGACAGATCCCGATCAGCAGCTGCGCTCGCGCGGCGGGTATGGCGCGGGTGGTGACGGTGCGGGGATTGGCGGCAGCGGCGTTTCCGGGCCCGGTGACAGCACCTCCTATCTGAAGGCCCGCACCGCGCTGACCGTCTACCAGGCGCAGGAACGGCAGCTGTCGATCCAGCGCAAGAAAGGCGTTCTGGTCGACCGCGCGCGGGCCGAAACGCTGGTGTTTCGCCTTGCGCGGCAAGAACGCGACACATGGGTCACCTGGCCCACCCGCGTGGCGGCGCTGATGACAGCGCAATTATCCGCAGAGATGGAGAAGGCATCGGGGGTGCCCGTGACAATCGAGACTGCGATCCTGCAAAGGGTGCTGGAAACCCATGTCCGAGAGCAGCTCGACGCCCTTGCCGACCTCCGGGTCTCGCTTGGATGACAAGGAAGGTGGAAACGACCACGACCTGACCGAGGGTCTGGATCTCGGCTTTGACGGGGCCGAGGATGTGCTGCGCGCCTGGCGCCGGGGCATGCGGCCAGATGCTGATCTGACCGTTTCGGAATGGGCGGACGCGCATCGCTGGCTATCCTCCCGCGCAGCAGCTGAACCCGGGCGCTATCGCACGGCCCGCGCGCCCTACCTGCGCGCGATTATGGATGCACTCTCTCCCAGCCACCCGGCGCAGCGGATCAGCTTCATGAAAGCCGCACAGGTCGGCGCGACCGAGGCTGGCAACAACTGGATTGGCTTTGTCATCCACCACGCGCCGGGCCCGATGCTGGCGGTGCTGCCCACGGTCGAGATGGCCAAGCGCACGTCGCGGGGCCGGATCGACCCGCTGATCGAAGACAGTCCGGCGCTGAAAGAGCGCGTGAGCCCTGCCCGCTCGCGTGATGCTGGCAACTCGATGCTGTCCAAGGAATTCCCCGGCGGCATTCTGGTGCTGACCGGCGCGAACTCGGCCACTGGCCTGCGCTCGATGCCCGCCCGCTATGTGTTTCTGGATGAGGTCGATGCCTATCCGGCCTCTGCCGACGAAGAGGGCGACCCGGTTACGCTGGCCGAGGCAAGGACCACCACCTTCGCGCATCGGCGCAAGGTGTTCATGGTCTCGACGCCCACGGTGCGCGGGCTGTCCCGCATCGAGCGGGAGTTCGACGCCAGCGACCAGCGGCGGTATTTCGTGCCCTGCCCGCATTGTGGCCATCAGCAGTGGCTGCAGTTCGAGAGGCTGCGATGGGCGAAGGGGCGACCCGAGACGGCCGCGTACCATTGCCATGGGTGTGAGAAACCCATCGCGGAGCACCACAAGACGCAGATGCTGGAACGGGGCGAATGGCGGGCAACGGCGGTTTCGGCCAATCCGAATGCGATCGGCTTCCACCTCTCGGCGCTCTATTCGCCGATCGGCTGGAAGAGCTGGGAGCAAATCGCGCGGGACTGGCTGGCGGCCCAAGGCTCGGACGAGATGCTGCGCGCGGCGCGAAACACACTGCTGGGCGAGACCTGGATCGAAAGCGGCGAAGCGCCGGAATGGCAGCGGCTGGCGGATCGACGCTTTGCCTTCTCGGCGCAGATTCCCGCAGACGGGCTGTTCCTGACAGCCGGGGCCGATTTGCAGAAGGACCGGATCGAGGTCGATGTCTGGGCCTGGGGCCGGGGTGGAACAAGCTGGCTGGTCGATCACATCGTGATCCCGGGCGGGCCAGATGACCCGGCGTGCTGGGACAGGCTGACCGCCCTTCTCGGCCAGACTTGGGTCCACGAGCATGGCGCGGTCATGACGCTGGCGAAGCTCGCCATCGACACCGGCTACGAGTCCGCCGCCGTCTACGCATGGGCGCGCAAGCAGGGCATCGCGCAGGTCGCACCTGTGAAGGGCATGGAGGGGTTCAACCGGGCAACGCCCGTGTCAGGGCCGACCTATGTCGATGCCACGGTGAACGGGCGCAAGCTGAAACGCGGGGCCCGGCTCTGGACCGTGGCCACGGCCACGTTCAAGGCCGAGACCTATCGGCACCTGCGGATCGAGCGGCCGTCGGAACAGGACGCGCCCGTCCCTGCTGGTACGATCCACCTGCCCGACTGGGCCGACACCGAATGGCTCAAGCAGCTTGTGGCCGAGCAGCTGGTCACGATCCGCGACAAGCGTGGCTATGCCCGACAGGAATGGCAGAAGATGCGCGAGCGCAACGAAGCCCTCGACACAAGGGTCTATGCCCGTGCCGCAGCGTGGATCCTAGGCGCGGACCGCTTCGACGAACAGATGTGGCGGCAACTCGAGAAGCAGGCCGGGGTCGAGACGATCACTGCGGCGTCCAACCCCGAGCCTGAGAAACCAACAGCGCCGCAAGCCGGGCAACTGACAACGCCGAGGCGGCGCGGCTGGAAGATCAGCACGCCCAGATACATGGAATGATTGATGACCCTCGACCAACTGAAATCCCGCCACAGCGCGCTGCTGGCCGCGCGCTACAGTGGCACGCGCTCGGTCAGCTATGACGGTAAGACCGTGAATTACGGCTCGGACGCGGAACTGGCCGCAGCAATCGGCGATATCGAGCGCCGAATCGCCAAGCTGGAACGTGGCGCTGGGCGGGTGCTGCGTCCGTTCGCTGTGAAGGATCTGTGATGAACTGGCGGCAGCGCCTCGGCGCCTTCATCGGCGGGTTCGACGCCGGCCAGCACCATCGCCGTCTGCGCGGCTTCCGCGCGACGCGCGCCCATGTCAACGCGCTGATTGCAGCCTCGGGCCCCGACATCACCGCCCGTGCCCGTTGGCTGGTGCGCAATAACGGGTATGCCGTGAACGCAGTGGAAAGCTGGGCCGCCAACACTGTGGGCGACGGGATCAAGCCAATCTCAAAGATTGGCGATGCCGCGCGCAAGGAAGAGTTGCAGCGCCTCTGGCTCGCCTGGACAGATGACGCCGATGCCGAAGGATTGACCGATTTCTATGGCCTCCAGCGCCGCGCCGCGCGTGAAGTGTTCATGGCGGGCGAGGTGTTCTTCCGCATCCGTATGCGCCGTGCGGGCGATGGACTCACTGTGCCGCTGCAGTTGCAGATGCTGCCGGCCGAGATGCTGCCGTTGGAACAGACCGGCATGTCCGCCAATGGCAATGCCATTCGCCAAGGCATCGAGTTCGACCGGATCGGGCGGCGTGTGGCCTATCACTTCCTACGCCGGCATCCGGGCGACAGCACCGATCCGGGGCTGGCAGGAGAGATCGTCCGCGTGCCAGCCGCGGAAGTGATCCACGTCATCGACCCGGTCGAAGGCGGCCAGCTGCGTGGGGTCTCGAAGCTGGCACCGGCCATCGTCAAGCTGTTCCTGCTCGACCAGTACGATGATGCCGAGCTCGACCGTAAGAAGGTCGCGGCGATGTATGCGATGTTCGTGACCTCGCCCGCGCCAGAGAACCCTTTGGCCCCCGCCGAGGACGAGGATGTTCCAGCAGGCGTGGAGATCAGCCCCGGTCAGATCGTGCGGCTGGATCCGGGCGAGGATGTGACCGTGGGCCAACCCGCCGACAGCGGGGGCACCTATGAGCCGTTCCAGTACCGGACGCTGCTGCAGATATCTGCCGCGCTGGGCATTCCCTACCCCTACATCGCCAATGACATGGTGAAGGGCAATTTCTCGAATTCGCGCCTCGCGCTGATCGAATTCCGCCGCCGCGTCTCTGCCTGGCAGCATTCGGTGATGGTGTTCCAGCTCTGCCGGCCAGTCTATGCGCGCTGGATGGATGCGGCGGTGCTGTCCGGCGCTCTGGCCCTGCCCCGGTATGAAGCCAACCGGTCCCGCCTCCTGACCGCCGACTGGCTGCCCACCAAATGGGACTGGGTCGATCCCCTCAAAGATGCCAATGCCGAGATCGCCCAGATCGAGGCCGGGCTGAAATCCCGCACGCAGGCCATTGCCGAGCGGGGCTATGACGCCGAGCAGGTCGACCGAGAGATTGCGGCGGAGCGGACGCGCGAGCGTGCGCTGGGCCTCGATTTCCGCCGTCCGGGGTCGCCCGCGCAGGGCGTGACGGCGGTGCCGGAGAGCGACGACGACACCGACACAGAAGATGCGGCGGAAGATCGTCCGCGCCCAGACGAGGACCAGCCCTGATGCTCCATGCCCGCATTGCCGCGCGCGCCTTTAATACGCCGCTGCTGGTTGAACCCTCCAAGGCCATGGCCTTTCTGTCCGGTCTTGGGCCGCGCATCCTTGGGCGTCGGGTCGAGATGGTGGACGGCAGCGAAACCGCAGATGGCACCATCGCCCTGCCCGCGCGCGCCAGCATTTTGGCCGGTGGTTTGACCGAAAGCCTGCGCCATCATGGCGATGCACCCTATCCGGTGGTGGACGGGATTGCCGTGATCGAGATTTCTGGCGTGCTGATCCATCGCGGTGGCTGGATCGGCCAATCCTCAGGCCAGACCAGCTATGAGGGGATCGCCGCGCAGATCGAGGCGGCGGCTGATGACCCTGCTGTGCGCGGCCTCGCATTGGAAATCGACAGTTTCGGCGGTGAAGTGGCCGGGGTTTTTGATCTCGCAGATCGCATTCGTGCAATCCGCGCCAAGAAGCCCGTATGGGCTTTCGTCGCCGAACACGCCTTCTCGGCAGGCTATGCCCTCGCGTCCCAGGCCGATCGTATCCTGCTACCGCGCACCGGCGCGCTGGGCAGCATCGGCGTGGTGGTACTGCATGCCGACATGAGCGGCCAGTTGGATCAGGACGGGGTGCGCGTCACGCTGGTGCATTCAGGTCAGCACAAAGTCGATGGGAATCCCTACCAGCCCCTGCCCGAGGCCGTGCACGACGACATCCAGCGCGAGATCGATGTGTTGCGGTTTCTCTTCGCGGAAACCGTGGCCGCCGGTCGCGCTGGGCGGCTTAGCCAGGAGGCAGCTCTGGCGACCGAGGCCGCGACCTATCGCGGGGTCGATGCCATGGCCGCTGGCCTTGCCGATGAAGTCACCGATCTAGCCCGGGGCTTTGCCGCCTTCCGGCAGATGCTGGCGCGCACTCCGATCCTTTCGCCCACGCGCAGCCAGCGCGTGGCGGCAACTCATTCCCGCAAATCAACCCAACCCAGACAGGAGGCAATCATGGCCACCAAGAACGACCCCGACGACAGCCCGCAAGACACCGAGATCGGAGTGACCGATATTGACGACGGTGAAACCGATGCTGCCGATGACGTACCTGCTACTCCGGTCCCCGCCCCCACTGCACCTGACGCTCCCGCTGCTGTGGCACCTGCCCCAGCGCAGACCGCCTCGCAGCCCAGCAATCTGGCCGAGCTCTCGGCGCAGCTGCGCGAGGCGGCGGCGGAAATCACAGAGATCGCGGCACAGGCGGGCCGCCTTGGGATCACGATCGACGCGGCCAAAGCGCTGCGCGACGGCACCGCACCCGAGGCGTTGCGCAGGCTGGTGCTGGAGCGCGCCAGCGCCGCTGCTGATGCCCGAGATATCGTCGCCGCACCGCCGTCGTTGGTCCTGCCGCTGGCAAAGGAAAGCCCGATCGTCGCAGCCGCGAAACGCGCAGCCGCTTCACCACGCGGTTGATCCCCCTCTGACCGGCCAACCGACCTGCCCTTTCTCCCTCGCCGCATCGGCGGGGGATTTCCTTTGACCCCTGACACAGGAACCCCGCAATGACCGTTCTTCATCAACCCGCCACAACGGGCGATGTCCTCAAATACGAGATCAACCCGAACTTCACCCGCGAGACCGTCACATTGCTGGCCGGGACCGCCTATCCGGTCGGCGCTGTGCTGGGCAAAATCACTGTAAGTGGCAAATACAAGCTCGCCACTTCGGGTGGCTCGGACGGAGCCCAGACGGCAGCGGCCGTGCTGCTTTATGCCGTCGATGCCACACTCGCCGATGCCATCGGCATTGTCGTCGCACGCGGCCCCTCGATCGTGTCGCGCGCGAGCCTTGCCTATGACGCCACCGTCGATGATGCGCCCAAGATCACCACCAAGCTGGGCCAACTGGCGACCCTTGGCATTATCGCGCGCGATACGGCCTGATCTGGTCGCGCGTTCTTCCGTCCTGCCCATCCCCTCTTTCCCCGGAGTTCCCCATGACCATCACCCGCAACCCCTTTGACGCGGGCGGCTATTCGCTCGCTGACATGACGCAGGCCATCAACATCCTGCCCAACCTCTACACCCGGCTGGGCCAGATCGGCCTGTTTCGCTTTGAAGGCGTCAGCCAGCGTTCCATCGTGATCGAACAGCGCGAAGGCGTGCTCAGCCTCCTGCCCTCGGTCCCGCTGGGCGCCCCTGCCACCGTCGGCAATCGCGAGGCCCGCTCGATGCGCAGCTTTGCCCTGCCATGGATCCCGCATGACGACGTCATCCTGCCTGCCGACATTCAGGGCATGCCCGCGCTGGGCCTGTCCGACGCCGCAGATCCGCTGGTCGAGGTGATGAACCGCAAGCTGACGCTGATGCGCCGCAAGCACGCCCAGACCCGCGAATATATGGAGATGAACGCGCTGCGGGGCATCGTGAAGGACGGCGCGGGCACCACGCTTTACAACTACTTCACCGAATTCGGGCTGGAGATGATCTCGGTCGACTTCGTCTTCGGCACGGCGGGCACGAACATCCAGGGCAAGGTCCGCACCACGCTCCGCGCCATCGAAGACAACCTAAAGGGCGAGACCATGACCACCGCACATGCGCTGGTCAGCTCCGAATTCTTCGACAAGCTGATCAGCCACCCCAAGACTGAGGATGCCTACAAGTTCTTCTCGGCCACCGGCGGCCAGCCCCTGCGCGAGGACATGCGCCGCGCCTTCCCCTTCGCGGGGATCCTGTTTGAGGAATACAACGGCTCGGTCACCCTGTCGAACGGCACCTCGGAACGGCTGATCCCCACCGGCGAGGGGATCGCGTTCCCTATGGGGACGTTCGACACCTTCACCACATATGGCGGGCCCGCGAACCTCTTGGAAACCGCCAATACCATCGGCCTGCCGCTTTATGCCAGGCAGATGATGGACGCCAAGGGCCGCTGGATCGATCTCATGACCGAAGCCTCGATCCTGCCGGTCAACAAACGGCCCCGCCTCGCGATCCGCTTGCACAGCTCGAACTGACGGGCGCGCACGTGTCAGTCTTTGCTGCCGCCATCGACAATCTGTTTGCTGATCCGAACATCGCCCGCGATGCAACCTACATCGCGGACGGTGGCGCACCGAAACTCGTCCGCGTGGTCACGCGCCGCGCGGATGAGGTCACGGGCTTTGGCGAGGCGCGGATCTGGTCGGAAACCACCCGCATCGATCTGCGCGTGGCCGAAGTGCCAGCCCCGCGACCGGGAGACCGGATCGAGATCGACGGCGAAGGCTTCAACATTCAGGGCGAGCCAGTGCGCGACCGCGAGCGGCTGGTCTGGACCGTCAATCTGAGGCCGGCATGAAGCTGAAACTCGAATTCAACCCCGACCTCGTCGCCCTGATGCAGGCCGAAATCGCCGCTGGGGAAAAGGCGGTGACCGCCGCCATGCGCGAAGCAGGCACTTCCCTGAAATCCGCCTGGCGCGGCCAGATCACCGGCGCGGGGCTTGGCACGAGGCTGGGCAACTCAATCCGCCTCGCCAGCTTCCCGAAATCCGGCGACAGCCTGAACGCGGCGGCATTAGTATGGTCGAACGCCCCGGTCATCATCGGCGCACATGACACCGGGCCGCTGATCCGGTCAAAGGACGGGTTCTGGCTGGCGATCCCCACGCCAGCGGCAGGCAAGAGCAGCAAAGGCGGGCGCATCACCCCCGGCGAATGGGAACGCCGCACGGGCCTGCGCCTGCGGTTCATCTATCGCCGTCGCGGGCCGAGCCTGCTTGTGGCCGAGGGGAGGCTGAATTCGAAAGGCCGCGCCGTGGCGTCTAGGTCGAAAACCGGGCGTGGGATCGCGACCGTCCCGATCTTCCTGCTGGTGCCGCAGGTCAAACTACGCAAGCGCCTGGATCTGGCGCGGGACGCAGAACGGGCTGTGGACGGTGTTCCGGGGTTGATCGTGGCGAACTGGATGGAGGGGTGAGATCTGACTGAAAGTCAATCTTGGTTACGCGAGGCACGCGGTTGATCCCCCGCAAAGTGCAAGTGGCGTCTCACCCCTCTATAATTCAGCCTTCAGATTAGAGTGTTGGCCTGTCTTGGTCAGGAACCTCCCAAGGATCATCTAAATTCATAAGGGCGTAGCGATCGCCGTCATGCCCTGCTTTGGGCAAAAAGGTCATCAAGCCGACTTCAAAGATTAGCCCCTTGTCCTTGGCATGTTGCTGGCGGAAAAAGCCAAAGTGGGTAAGGTACCCCAGCCTTTCTAACTCTTGGCACAACTCAGCGATGTGAACTGAGTAATCTAGACGCTGGGTCTGTGTGCTGATTCCCCAGATTCCGTCCAAGTCACTGATCCAGTCGGAAATAGTCGTTGCCAGCCGCAATGAATCGTCTGCCTGAATGGCCGATGTATCAAAAACAAATGCATGCCATTCGCGGTTGCGGGAAAAGAAGTCGTTTGCAGTGCGAATAGGTGAGGTCGGAACCAACGTTGTCTTTCGCAATGATCGCGTAAGTTCCGCCTCGAGACGTTTTTCTTGCTCCGGGGTCGGCTTTGAAAAGACAGCTACGTCGAACCCGAGAGCACGCGCTAGACTTCGAAGAGTCTGCTCATTCGGAACATGGCGACCACTTTCTACCTTCTCGACGGTACGAGTTGTCAGCCCCGCCGCATCAGCAAGGTTTTCTTGGGTCCATCCGAGAGTCTTACGGATGAACCTGCTCCGATCCGCGATGTATTTTGCATCAATATCCATAGTCTCCATCAGATCACTCCTTTTTGCTGATGGGAAGACATTCGCACACCGCATGGAGTGCGTCCCCGAACGGTACCCGAACACATGCCCACCACCCGCGAAACCCTCCTCGCCGCGCTTCAAGCGCGGCTGCAGCCGCTTGCCGCCGTCACCCTGCGCGATGAGGTCTTGCCAGAACGGATCCCGGCGTCCGGGCTGATCATCCTGCGCGATGGCCAGCCGGGCGAACCAGAGGTGACGCTGTCACCCCTGCGCTACCACTACCAGCACCGCGCCGAGTTGGAGGTCGTCGTCCAGGCTGGCACCGGTCGGGCCAGCGCTTTCGACACCCTGATCGCTGCCATCGGCACCGCGCTGGAAACCGACCGCACGCTCGGCGGCCTCTGCGACTGGGTCGAACCCGAAGCACCGACCTCCGTCGACCTACCCATCGAGGGCGCGGCTGCGCTGAAGGCGGCGGTCATCATCGTCGTCCTGCACTACACCACCATCGGCCCCCTGGCCTGACACCCCCAACATCGAGGAGACCCCCATGGCACGTGCGCAAGGCGCGCGGGCGCAGATGGCGCTTGCGTATGAGACGGTTTATGGCACCCCGCCGGTGAGTGGGTTCCGGTTGATGCCCTTCGCCCGGACGACGCTCGGTTCAGAACAGCCGCTGCTGGAGTCCGAACTGCTGGGCTATGGCCGCGATCCCTTGGCCCCGATCAAGGATGCGGTCACAGCCGACGGCGAGGTGGTGATCCCCATCGACGTCGAGGCGTTCGGGTTCTGGCTGAAGGCCGCCTTTGGCCAGCCGACTACCACCGGCACGACGCCCAAGACCCACACTTTTCAGTCGGGCAATTGGGCGCTGCCGAGCATGGCCATCGAAACCGCCATGCCGGAGGTGCCCCGCTTTGCAATGTACTCTGGCTGCGTGCTGGATCAACTGACCTGGCAGATGCAGCGGTCGGGTCTGTTGACTGCAACCGCGCGGCTGGTCGCCCAAGGCGAAACCATCGCCGCCGCCACAGCCGCTGGCACACCCTCGGCGCTGGGCCTGCAGCGCTTTGGCCATTTCAACGGCACGGTGAAGCGCAATGGCACCGCGTTGGGCAATGTGGTGTCGGCCGAGATCACCTATTCCAACAACCTCGACCGGATCGAGACCATCCGGGGCGATGGCCGCATCGATGGCGCGGATCCCACCATGGCGGCGCTGACCGGTCGGATCGAGGTGCGGTTTTCGGACAGCACACTTGTGACCCAAGCCATCGACGGCAGCCCGTGCGAGCTGGAGTTCGTTTACAGCCTCGGGGCCAATGCCAGCTTCACGTTCACGGCGCATGCCGTCTATCTGCCGATCCCCCGGATCGAGATCGCCGGGCCACAGGGCGTGCAGGCGAGCTTCGACTGGCAGGCCGCGAAGGCCGCCAGCCCCGCCCGCATGTGCACCGCCGTTCTCGTCAACACCCTTGCAGGATATTGATCATGATCCGACTGAACCTCACCGCCACGCCCGAATGGCTGGACCTCGCCCCTGGCCTGCGCCTGCTGGTCGGACCCCTCACCACCGCGCTGATGGTCTCGGCCCGCGCCGATCTGGCTGTGGAAACGCTCCCCGAAGGTGCGACCCAAGAGGAAATGGCACTGGCCATGGCCAAATCCGTAGCACGGCGCGCGGTGCTGGATTGGGAGGGTGTCGGCGATGACGCGGGCAATATCATCCCCGTTTCGCCTGAGGGCATCGACGCCCTCCTGGAAATCTGGCCGGTCTTCGAGGCTTTCCAGACGCAGTATGTCGCGCGCGGCTTGCTGCTGGACGCAGAAAAAAACGTCTCCGCGCCCTCGCCGACTGGTCCTTCGGCGGGGGCGACCGGTATTGCGCCGCCTGCGCGGGGCGCTGCCCCGACTGCCCCGCAAGGCTGAACCGGCCGCAAACGCAGGACGGCTGGCAGGTCTGGGATCTCGTCGGCCGCCTTGGTGGGCAATTGCGCGTCATCCCCGGCGCCGTGCTCGGCTGGGACATGGGCGCTGCCCTCGCGCTGGCGCAGGCGCTGGGCGTGAACACCCTGATCGCCGCCGAACTGCTGCCCGAGATCGAGGCGGTGATGGTGCGCAAACTGAACGAACAGATGGAAGGGGGCCGCGATGGCTGAGAGACGGGTCAGTGTGCGCCTCGTTGCCGAAGGCGGTCGCCAGGTTCGCGCCGAGTTGGAGGGCGTCGGCACCGCTGGCGCAAAGGGCCTTGGCCGCCTTTCGCGCGAGATGGAGCTGGCCAACACGCGGCTTGCCGGTTTTGCGCGCCGGGCTGGCATCGCCATGTCTGCCGCCGCTGCTGCTGCCACCGCTTCGCTTGGCCTGATCGTCCGCTCCACTGCCGAAAGCGCTGCCCAAATCCGGCAGTTCGCACAGGTCGCCAATGCCACGCCCGAAGCTCTGCAACGCTGGTCTGCAGGCGCGCGCACAGTAGGGATCGAACAGGAAAAGCTCGCCGACATCCTGAAGGACGTGAACGACCGGGTCGGAGATTTCCTGCAAACCGGCGGCGGGCCGATGGCGGATTTCTTTGAACACGTGGCCCCGCGTGTTGGGGTCACAGCCGATCAGTTTGCCCGCCTCTCCGGTCCGGAAGCCCTGCAATTCTATGTCGACACGCTGGAACGCGCCGGTCTCAGCCAGCAGGAAATGACCTTCCATCTGGAAGCCATGGCTTCCGATGCCACGCGCCTCCTGCCGCTCCTGCGCAATGGCGGGACCGAGATGGCCCGGTTGGGCGACCAGGCCTCCGACCTCGGCGCGGTGCTGGACACCGACGCAATCGAGGCCCTGCGGCGCACCCAAGTCGCCCTTGGCACCATGTCGCTGGTATTCGAGGGCTTGCGCAACCGCATCGCCGTTGCCGTGGCACCTTCTGTCGAGGCGCTTGCCAATGCCTTCGTCGCGCTGGCGTCCGATGGTGGTATCCTGCGGACAGCCATCGACGCGCTGATCGGCAACCTTGGACGCCTCGCCTCCTATGCTGCCACCTTCGCCGCTGTCATGGCCGGGCGCTGGGTGGCGGGCATGGCGGCGGCAGCACTGTCAGTGCGCGGCCTTGCCACGGCGCTGGTCTTTCTGCGCGGGGCGCTGATCCGCACTGGCATTGGCGCGCTGATCGTCGGCGCGGGGGAACTGGTCTATCAGTTCTCGCAACTTGTCGCCCGTGTCGGCGGCGTGGGCGAAGCCTTCCGCCTGTTGGGCGACCTTGCCAAAGAGGTCTGGTCCCGCATCGGCCTGTCACTCGACGCCGCCTTTGCCAATATGGCCGCTGGCTGGGAGCGGCTGAAAGCTGCCGGACTTTCGGCCCTCGAAGGCACCATTGCGGGAGTTGTCAGCTTCGGTGACCGGACGGCAGCAATCTTCCAGGGAGCCTATGATGCGGCCGTCGCCATCTGGGGCAGTCTGCCAGGCGCCATCGGCGACTTTGCCTTCCAGGCAGCAAACGGGTTGATCTCGGGTGTCGAAGCGATGCTGAACGGCGTTGTCACGCGCATCAACAACTTCATCAACGGTCTGAATGCGGCGCTGGCCCTACTGCCCGAATGGGCCACTGGCGAAGGTGGGGTCCGGATCGGTACCCTAGACGCGGTGGAGCTGAGCCGGATCGGAAACCCGTTCGAGGGGGCCGCAACAGCTGCTGGCGCAGCCGCCGCCGATGCCTTCTCGGCGGCACTGTCGCGCACCTATCTGGAACCACCCGACCTCGGCCTCGGCACGATGGCAGACGATGCGCGCGCCCGTGCCGATGGCTACCGCGAGGCCGCTGGCATGCTTGCCGATGCCGCCGGTCGTCCGCTGGCCAGCTGGCAGGCGCTGAAGGATGCGATGACCGGTGCCGGTGCCGAGGCCGAAGCGGCGCTGGCGGATGCTGCCGGGTCAGCCGACGCCCTTGCGGCAGGGCTGAACAACACCGCGACCGCAGCGGATGGCGCAGGCGGTGCAGCGCGCAACGTCGGGGCGGCGGCGGCAACGGGCGCGGAAACGGCACTCACCGGCTGGCAAGCCGTCACGGCTGCGCTCGCCGATTATGCCGCGAAAGCCCGCGATATCGGCGGCGACATCGGAAGCACGCTGGTCAGCGCCTTCACCTCGGCCGAAAACGCAGTGGCCGACTTCGTGAAAACCGGCAAGCTCGACTTCCGCGATCTCGTCACCTCGATGATCGCCGATCTGGCACGACTGGCGGCGCGGCGGTTCATTCTGGGCCCCATCGCCAATGCGCTGTCGGGCGCGCTGGGCGGTGCGGGTGGCATCTTCGCCAATATCCTGCACGCCGGTGGCATGGTCGGCGCGCCGGGCCCGGGCCGCATGGTCCCGGCACTCGCCTTCGCCAATGCGCCACGGATGCACGCGGGCGGATGGGCCGGGATCAAGCCCGACGAGGTGCCCGCGATCCTGCAGCGGGGAGAACGGGTTCTGTCGCGCCGCGAGGCCGCTGGTTATGGCCAGGGACAGTCCTCTGCGCCCTCTGTCAATGTGACGATCATGGCCCGTGACGCCGAAAGCTTCCGGCAATCGCGCACGCAGGTCGCAACCGATATCGCCCGGGCCGTGTCCCTCGGCCGGAGGGGCATGTGATGGCATTCCATGAAGTGCGCTTCCCCGACAATATCAGCCGCGGGGCGCGGGGCGGACCAGAACGGCGCACGCAAGTTGTGGAGCTGGCGAGCGGCGATGAAGAACGCAACGCCAGCTGGGCCGACAGTCGCCGTCGCTATGATGTGGCCTATGGCATCCGCCGTGCCGATGATCTCGCAGCGGTGGTTGCCTTCTTCGAGGCCCGCAACGGCCGCCTGCACGGGTTTCGCTACAAGGACTGGGCCGACTACAAATCTGCCCTGCCTTCTCATGCGATCACCGCGACGGACCATCAGATCGGCACCGGGACCGGTAGCCTGCAAGCCTTCCAACTGGCGAAACGCTACACCTCCGGTGCGCAGACATGGGTGCGGACCATCGCCAAGCCGGTGGCCGGGACCATCCGCGTCGCGCTGGGCATGGTTGAGCAGATGTCGGGCTGGACCGTAGACACGACGACTGGCGTCGTCACCTTCACCGCCGCCCCTGCTGGCGGCGTCATCGTCCGCGCTGGCTTCGAATTCGATGTGCCGGTGCGCTTCGACAGCGACACCCTCGACGTGACTCTCGATTTTGAACGGCTGGGATCAATCACCGCCATACCGCTGCTGGAGATCCGCAGATGAAAAACCTCTCGCCCGCGCTGCAGTCTCATCTTGATGATGGCACCACCACCTTGTCCTGGTGCTGGCGGATTTCGCGTTCGGATGGCGTCGCACTTGGTTTTACCGATCATGACCGCGCGCTGGCCTTCGATGGCACCGCGTTTGAGCCGGAAAGCGGGTTTGCCGCCTCGGAAATCCGCGCTGGCTCCGATCTGGCCGTCGACGCGCAGGATGCGACCGGCGTGTTGACCTCGGATCGGATCACCGAAACGGACATCCTCGACGGGCGATGGGACAACGCAGCAGTGGAGTTGTGGCGGGTCAACTGGGCCGACACCAGCCAGCGCGTGTTGCTACGCCGAGGCGCGGTGGGCCAAATTCGGCGCGGGCGCATGGCGTTTGTCGCCGAAGTCCGGTCGTTGGCACATGTGCTGGGCCAGACGGTGGGGCGGACGTTTCAGGCGGGGTGTGATGCAAGGTTGGGCGATGCGCGCTGCAGCATCGACCTAGAGGACGCCATCTACAGGGGCACGGGCATCGTCACCGATCTCTTGCGCGACCGGGCCTTCATGGCCTCGGGTCTGTCCGAGTTTGACGCGGGCTGGTTCACCTCCGGCACCCTGACCTGGACCAGCGGTGCCAATGTGGGTCGCATCACCGAGGTGCTGTCGCATGGGCTGGATGGGAGCATCGCCACCCTGACCTTGCTGGAACCGCCAGTGCGCCCCATCGCTGAAGGCGACAGCTTTCTTGCGCGGGCGGGCTGCGACAAGCGGATCGCGACCTGCAGCGCCAAGTTCGCGAATGTCGCCAACTTCCGGGGCTTTCCCAACATCCCCGGCCAAGATGCAGTGCTGCGTTATGCCAGCCAGGACGGCGGCCATGAAGGAAACGTGCTGTGAAAACCGCCAATCCCGCCTTGGTCATCGCCACCGCCCGCAGCTGGCTCGGCACGCCTTACCATGATCAGGCCAGTCTGCGCGGGGTCGGCTGCGACTGCCTTGGACTGGCGCGTGGCGTCTGGCGAGAGGTTGTCGGGGATGAGCCTTTCCCGATCCCTCCCTACAGCCGTGACTGGGGCGAGACCGGCCCCAGCGAAGTGCTGGCCGAGGGTGCACGGGCGATGATGCCAGAAATCATGCCCTCTGACGCCGGTTCCGGCACGCTGGTCTTGTTCCGCATGGCCCCACGCGCCATCGCCAAGCATGTCGGGATCCTGACGGAGCCTGACCGTTTCATCCACGCCTATGAACGGCTGGGCGTCGTCGAGGAAACCCTGACCCCGGCATGGGCGCGCAAGATCGCCTTCGTTTTCCTGTTTCCCAACAATGCCGCCTCTCAGGGTAGCGGCATTCCATCCGACCAAGCCAGTGCCGGGCCAGTGAGAAAATAGGAAACGTTGTTGGTGTAGAACGTCTCTGGATCCAATCGGATCAACCGGCCTGATAGATCATCAACACGGGCAACTTCTTCGATGAACCAGGCGGACCATTGCGAACGATCCGCGCCCAGATACTTGTCGAGAAGCCTCTCGAACAGCCGTGGATCCATCGGTGTAATCGTTGCTGAGCCGCGCATTCCAAGATGCAGGAGGTGGCCTTCCGTACGGTTGAAGTGCACGAGCTCAACCGCGCAACGGGGGTCGGCCTTCAGTCGTTTGACGGAACTGCCACCCTTGTCACCGAGCATCCAGATGACTCCGTCTTCCCAGAGAAACCAGACCGGCGAATTCCGCGGCCCCTCGGCGCAGATCGTCGCGAGGTTCGCCATCAGCGGCAATTGCAAGAGTACTTGAGGATCGAATGCGTGGCCCATTGCAAAAGGCTACAGCCAAGACCCCACCCAATCAACCTCGCGGCGGTTCGCCCGTCAATCCCCAACTTCATGGAAGCTAACTATGGCAACTTTGGTTCTCGGCGCCGTCGGCTCCGCGATTGGCGGCGCATTTGGCGGGGCCATCCTCGGCTTTTCCGGGGCCGCTATCGGTGGCTTCATCGGCTCGACCATCGGGTCGGTGGTCGACAACTGGATCGTCTCGTCACTTGCCCCGGCCCAACGCATCGAGGGCGCGCGGCTCGACAGCCTGCGCATCACCTCATCCACTGAAGGGGCCGTGATCCCGCGCCTGTTCGGCCGGATGCGGATCGGTGGCAATATCATCTGGGCCACGGATTTCCGCGAGGAGGTCAACACTACCCGTCAAGGCGGCGGCAAAGGCAGCGGGCCGAAGGTCACCACCACCGAATACCTCTATTATGCCAGCTTCGCAGTCGCGCTGTGCGAAGGCGAGATAACCGGCATTGGCCGCATCTGGGCCGACGGCAAGGCCATGGACATGACCGACGTGACCTGGCGCTGGTATCCGGGCAATGAGGTGCAGGCGCCCGATCCGTTCATTTCGGCCAAGATGGGCGCGGCCAGCACGCCCGCCTATCGTGGCACCGCCTATGTCGTCTTCGAGGAGTTGAACCTCAGCGCCTTCGGCAACCGCCTGCCGCAGATCAGCTTCGAAGTGTTTCGGCCCCTCTCGGATCCCGACACTGCTGAGTGCTTGGTGCGCGCCGTAACGATGATCCCGGCCTCGGGCGAATTCGCCTATGCCACCGTGCCGGTCAAGAAATCCAGCGGCTCCGGCAGCGCCACCGTAGCCGAAAACCTGAACGCCATTCCCGAGACGCCGGACATGGTCGTGGCGCTGGACCGTCTGCAATCCTTGGCACCGGCGGTGGAAAGCGTGTCGCTGGTGGTGGCGTGGTTCGGTGATGATCTGCGCGCCGGAAACTGCAAGGTGCGGCCGGGCGTTGAGGTGGACACCAAGACAACGACGCCCTCGCCTTGGGTTGTGAATGGTGTCGCACGCGCGGATGCGTTTCTGGTTAGCCGGGATGTTGAGGACCGTCCAGTTTACGGCGGCACGCCTGCAGATTTCGCAGTCGTTCAGGCCATCCAGGAGATGAAGGCGCGCGGGTTGCGGGTGACTTTCTATCCCTTCCTGCTGCTGGACGTGCCACCCGGAAACACCAAGCCCAATCCCTACAGCGCCAATGCCGCCACCTCGGGCCAGCCGACATTCCCTTGGCGTGGCCGGATTACCTGTTCCCCAGCAGCAGGTGTTGCCGGATCGGTCGACAAGACTGCTACCGCCGCGACACAGGTTGCAGCCCTGTTCGGGACGGCGACACCCGCCAACTTCAGCGTGTCAGGCACCACTGTCAGCTGGACCGGCCCTGTCGGGGAATGGTCGCTGCGCCGGATGATCCTGCACTATGCGCATCTCTGCAAAGCGGCAGGCGGCGTCGATGCCTTCCTGATCGGCTCGGAAATGCCCGGCCTGACGACCATCCGCTCAGGCGCCAGCACCTATCCTGCCGTTGCTGCCTTCAAGACTCTCGCCGCCGATGTCCGTGCAATCCTCGGCCCTGGGCCCAAGATCGGCTATGCCGCTGACTGGTCAGAATATTTCGGTCACCACCCTGCCGACGGCAGCGGCGATGTGTTCTTCCATCTCGATCCGCTCTGGTCGGACGCCAACATCAACTTCATCGGCATCGATAACTACATGCCACTATCGGACTGGCGCGACGGCTTCGATCATGCCGATGCAGCGCTGGCCCCGGCAATCTATGACCGCGACTATCTGCAATCGAACATCACCGGCGGCGAAGGGTTCGACTGGTTTTATTCCAACGCCCTTGATCGGACCGAGCAAAACCGCACACCAATCACCGATGGTGCGGCGGCCAAACCATGGGTGTTCCGCTTCAAGGATTTGCGCGCCTGGTGGCAAAACCCACACTTCAACCGACCCAGCGGGGTGGAAAGCGGCACGCCCACGGCATGGGTACCGCAATCGAAACCGATCTGGTTCACCGAACTCGGTTGCCCAGCTATCGACCGCGGCACTAACCAGCCCAACGTGTTCTTCGACCCGAAATCGTCGGAAAGCTTTACGCCCTACTTCTCGCGCGGCTGGCGCGACGATGCGATCCAACGCGCTTATCTGGAGGCGACCTATCTGTTCTGGGGTGCTGCGGCGAACAACCCGCTGTCCTTGGTCTATGGCAACCGCATGGTCCAAGTCACCGAATGCGCCGCCTGGACCTGGGATGCTCGCCCCTATCCGTTTTTCCCCGAACTGACCGATGTCTGGACCGATGGCCCGAATTGGCGGCTGGGGCATTGGCTGACCGGTCGGCTGGGTGCGGTATCGCTGGCAGCGCTGGTGCGCCACCTCTGCATACGCGCAGGCTTGCCAGAGGAATTGATCGACGTCTCCGGCCTCTGGGGTGCCGTCGAGGGCTATGTGATTTCAGCACTGGAGGCCCCACGTGCATCGATTTCCACGCTGGCGCGGCATTTCGGTTTCGATGCTGTGGAGAGCGACGGCCGCATCCGCTTCCTGATGCGCGGCCGCATTGCCGGTCTGACCATCACGCCCGACAGCATGGTCGCGCCCGCCTCCGCACAGGGCGACGTGATGGAACTGACCCGGGCGCAGGAAACCGAACTGCCGCAAGCCCTGAAATGGCAGGTTGCCCGCGCCGACGAGGATTATGACGCGGCGCAGGTCGAAGCCCGGCGCATCACCGTCGACACAACCCGGATCGCATCCGAGGCCTTCCCGATGGCGATCCCGCCCGAGGAGGCAGAACGCCGCTGCCGCCGCGCGCTAATGGAGGCATGGGTGGGCCGCGAAACTGCCGTCTTTCGTTTGCCGCCGTCGCGTCTGGCGCTGGATCCCTGCGATGTTATCCTGCTCGACCACGATGGCCGCCTGACCGAAATGCGGCTGGTCTCCATCGCCGACTCCGACCTGCGCAGCATCGATGCTGTCCGCCAGGACCGGGCCGTCTACGACCTCCCGCCCGGAGAGCCTCGACCGGCGTCCTTGTCGACCCCGACCGTGTTCGGCGCACCAGACATCGTGCTAATGGACTTGCCGCAGCTGCGCGAGGATCAGCCTGCGCACCGACCCATGGTTGCGGCCCATGCCAAACCATGGCCGGGTGAGATCGCGGTCTACCGAAGCGCCGCGACAGATGGATTTGCCCTGCTGACCACCTTCAGCTCGCGAGCGCGCATGGGCGTGTTGGCGGCCGACTTCTTTGCCGGGCCGGTGTCGCGGTTCGATCTGGGCAATGCGCTGGTGGTCGATCTGTTCTCGGGCACGCTGGAAAGCGTCACGGACATCACCTTGCTGGGCGGAGCGAACGCGCTGGCCGTGGAAACCGGCGCTGGGCAGTGGGAGATCGTCCAGGCGGGATCGGCTGAGTTGATCGCACCCGGCCGATATCGCCTGTCCCGCCTCCTGCGCGGGCAGCGTGGAACCGAAGGGGCGATGGTCAGCATTTTGCCGACCGGCGCGCGGGTCGTTGTGCTCGACACGGCGCTTGCATCGCTGCCAATCAGCGAGGCCGACCTCGGCTTGCCATGGAACTGGCGCAGTGGCCCAGCCTCGCGTCCGGTCAGCGATGAAACCTTTGTTGCCACCAGTTTCACCCCCGAGGGCGCTGGGCTGCGGCCCTTCTCGGTCAGCCATGTCGAGCAGCCTTGGCGTACCGCCCGCAGCCCCGGCGATCTGGCGATCCGCTGGACGCGCCGGTCGCGATCGCTGGCCGCCGACACCTGGGGTGCGGGCGATGTGCCGTTGGCCGAGGACAGTGAAGCCTACGAGGTGGAAATTCTCGACGGGGTAACTCGTAAGCGAACCTTACAAGTTGCGACCAGCGCAGCGCTCTACACCGCCGCACAGCAGACCGCCGATTGGGGCGCACCCCTCGGGCCCGGCCAATCCGTTGCCATCCGCATCTACCAGCTCTCGGCCCTGATCGGTCGGGGCGCTGGGCGATCCGTCACCCTTACCTTCTGAAAGCAGGATCATGTCCGACATCACCACCCACCTGCTACTGCCCTACATCCTGGCATCGCAGGCGCAAAAGCATGTCACACACAACGAGGCGCTGCGGCTGCTGGATGCTATGGTTCAGCTGTCAGTGCTGGACCGCACGCGCACCGCCCCATCTACCAGCCCGACCGACGGCGACCGGCATATTGTGGCGTCTGGGGCGACAGGTCTGTGGGCTGGCTGGGACTTGAACGTGGCCTTCTGGGTCGATGGCGTCTGGATGCAGCTGGTGCCGCGCCCGGGCTGGCTGGCATGGATCGCGGCAGAACAGATGTTTCTGGTCTGGAACGGCAGCGCCTGGGATCCGGTTGGCGAACCGGTGGATGTTCCTGACAGCGTCTTCAGCCTCGTAAACACCGCCGATCCGACAAAGCGGGCGACATTCTCGCTGTCGGGGATCAGCACCGGGACAACCCGCACCTTCACGCTGCCGAACACCTCGTCGGAACTGGCAATTCTCGCGGGCACGCAAACCTTCACCGGCAACAAGACCTTCTCCGGTTCGTTGACCGCCTCGGGCACCGTCACGGTTTCGGCGGCGGCAGCAAGCATCGGGACGGCCACGACTACAGCCACCTACGGTGTGGGCACTGGGGCTACGACCACAGGCGTCACCAAGACGCTGAACTTCGGCACCGGCGGGGCCTCCGGATCGACCACGGTCGTGAACATCGGCTCGGCCACCGCAGGTGCCGTCGGGACCACGGTGGTGAACACGCCCACGGTCACTTTTGCCAATGCCGTCACCCAGGTCGACATGCCTCAGGCCAACCTGACCGCGCAGCTTCTTGGCCTCGGCGGGGCAGCAGCGGACAGCTACAACCGCCTCTCCATGAACACGCCCGCCGTGCTGCTGAACAACGCCGGTGCCGGGATCGAGGCGACGGTCAACAAGGCGGCGGCCGGAAACGATGCGGCCTTCGCCTTCAAGACAGGGTTCTCCGCCCGTGCGCTGATCGGGCTTCTCGGCAATGACGACTTCAGCTTCAAGGTCAGCCCAAACGGATCGGCCTTCTTTGACGCGATCCGGATCGACCGTGCTTCCGGCCGGGTCGAACTGCCCGAACCGTTCGTGCTGCCTGCCCTGGCCGCTGCGCCCGATCCGCCGCCCGCTGGCAAGCTGGCCGTCTATGCCCGCGACCGCGCCGGGGCCGGATGGCTCGATGTGCAGCGCCCCTCGGGCCGGTTCTTTCCGTTGCAGCCGCATTTCGGGGTCAACCGGATCGCCACTTGGGCGCCGTCCACCAGCACGACGGTCAACACAAACGGTATGCCGCGCACGGCTGTCGGCACTGTGGCGACGCCGACGCTGACCACCACAGGCCTGGCCGACAGCATGCGGCGCTGGCGGGTGACCAGTGCGGCCGCAGCCAGTGCGGTGGCCGAAGAACGCTCCGCAGGCTGGGTCTGCTGGCGCGGCAATGCCGATGGCCTCGGCGGCTGGAACTACGTCAACCGCCTGTCGCTGACCACGGTGCAGGCAACGGGCATGGGGTTTTTCGGGCTGTATGGTTCGGTTGCGGCGCTGGCGACCACCCTGACGCTGGCCACGGTGCTGAACTGCATCGGCATCGGCTTCCAGCGCGGTACCCATACCAGCTGGCAGCTGGTGCACAATGACGGCGCGGGCGCGCCGACGCTGATCGACCTCGGCGCCGGTTTCCCGGTGGCCAGCATGACGAATGTGCTGACGCTCTACATCGCCGCTGCGCCGAACGGGTCGGATATCGGCGTGCGGGTGGTCGAGGAAGTGAGCGGCGCAGCGGTCGAGTTCACCATCACCACCGACATGCCCGCCGCCACCCAACTGCTCAGCCCGCGCAACTACATGAACAACGGCGCGACGGCGGCAGTCGTCGCCTACGACTGCGCGGGCGTCTACGTCGAGACAGATTATTGAGGAATATCAACATGACTGAACGAACATCGCTCCTGCAGGAGGTCGGCCAGGCCTTCCGCGACAACGGCCTGACCGCCGCCATCACCGCGCTGGTCGGCGGTTGCCTTGCCGTGGCCGCCACCGTCACCCGCAAAGCCTTTACCAACGAGGCGATGCTGGAACGCCTCGACCGCGAGCTGTACCTCGAACGGGAGCGAACCGACAAGCAGCGCGCCGATGACCGCAAGGCCGATGCTGACCGGCTGGAACGGATTGAGACGGACATCCGCGCCATGCGGGATGTGATGTTCGAAGCGTTCCAGCGCGGCCGCACCGACTGACAATCACCACGCCACACTTCCGACCCACACCACCCGCCCCCGAGGCGGGTTTTGCATTTCTGGAGACCCACCATGCCGACGACGACCTATGCCCACTTCCGCGACGTGCCTGAATCTGCCTGGCGCTGGCCCAGCTTTTCCCCGGCCGAGATTGCCTGCCGCGGCACCGGAGCGATCAAGATCAACACCGAGGCGATGGACAAGCTACAATCCCTGCGTAACCGCCTCGGCAAGCCGCTGATCATCCGCTCAGGCTATCGGAGCCCCGGCCACAACCGGGCCGTAGGCGGGGCCCCGGCGTCCAAGCACATGCTGGGGACGGCGTTTGATATTGCCATGTCGAACCACGATCCGGTGGCCTTCATGGCGGCCGCCCGCGCGGTTGGTTTCCTTGGCTTTGGGACCTATCCCCGCTCGGGCTTCATGCACATCGACCTCGGGCCAGCGCGCAGTTGGGGCGAGCCGTTTCCAGTCCGCGCGGTTCCGTTTGTGGCTGAGACGCGCCCAGCGCGCGAGGCGCTTGCCGAGAGCCGCACCCTGCGCGGCACCGGGGCCGCGGGCGTGGCAACTGTGGGCGCAGCCGGCGTCGAGGTCGCGCAGGAGGTGCTGGCCGAGGCGCAGGGCGCGGTTTTGCCGCTGCTTCCCTATCTCGACACGATCCGCTGGCTGTTCATCGCACTGGCGCTGGGCGGGATCGCGGTCGCCGTCTGGGCGCGGGTCGATGACTGGAAGAAGGGCCTGCGCTGATGTGGGGCTCTCTGCTGATCGGAGCCCTCGCCCGGCCATGGGCGCGGCAAGCGATGGGGTTTGTTCTCGCAGCCCTCACCCTCACCCTGTTCATCCTCAACCTTCGCCGTACGGCCGAGCGCGCTGGCCGCGCCGCCGAGCGGATCGACCAACTGGAGCGCCACGATGCCATTCACCGCCAGATGTTGGATGCAGCCGCGCGCCGCCCTCGCAGCCGCGACGATCTTCTTGAGCGCCTGCGCAGGGGGGAGTTCTGACAACGCGCGCAGGGCCTGCCCACCCGTGGTGGAATACAGCCGGGCTGAGCAGGTGCGCGTCGCAGAGGAAGTGGCCACGCTGCCCGAAGGGGCCGTGATTGCTGAATGGCTGGCGGATTATGCGGTGCTGCGCGCGCAGACGCTGGCGTGCCAGACACCATGAACCCCGACACATCAAAATCGTCTTGGCCGGAAAGCCCAGCGCGCATTAAGCTGGTCACATGAACCACGACGACGAGAAGCGCATTGCGGCAAAGCTGGCCAAGATCATGGCCATGCTTTGCGTGCGCAACACGCAGCTGGAAGCGCTGCATGCCGGCCTGACCCCCATCACCCGGACCGGCGACTATTCGGACGTCTTTGTTCTGGATGCCGATGGCCGCCGCATCCCCTGGACCGAAGTCTCGCGCTTCGATGAAGATGAAATGCGCGCGCTGATGCGTGACATCGTCAACCGCCTTTATACGTTTCACCTGCATGCGGACGAACCCAAGCTCCAAGCGACGATCGAACGTTGGATGGGCGTTGCGGACACGTGGGATGCGCCGGAGATCGACCCAAAGATGATCAGCAGCAGCGCGAAGCCTCTATAAGGCGCGATGAACCCTGCAAGTGCGGGTGTTCATGGCAGGACGGCCGGGCATGGGTCACGCGGGCATGAATTGGGAAAGGCATAGCTCCGTCAATCGCTTCATATCCTTCACATGTTTTCTCGGCGGGCCGGTCACGTTCAATGTCGCCACGGACAGGATCGCCTCGGAATCTTTTGCCCCGATTGCATAGCGCGTGCAGATCGGATGGGGCGGTAGCTCACCATGGTGCGGATAAAGCAGCATGACATTCGGGCAATTGTAGAGCTGGCTGTAGGCCATCAGCTGATAGACATCCCCTTGGCTGACACCCTGTTTCGGATCGTCGATCTGCGGGGTCATCCGCTTCCATTTGGTGTCGATAACCATCACGACCCGCTCACCCTGCCGGATGATCACATCGGGCTTTGTCCGAAATCGGCCTGCCTCTCCTTCGAACAGACAGTCGCGATGGCCGCCTTGTGCTACGACCCGCAGACCACTTCCGGCCAAGGCGCGGGGCAACAGACGGGCGACATAATTTTCGAACAGGGTGTTCATCTCGAAGAGCAGCGCGTGACCATCGACCGATCCCGCGCTGGTCTGCTGATGCCGGTCCGACAGGAACAGCCGTGCGAAGGACACAAGATCGCGCCAGCGTTGGTTGGTTCGATCAAGCGTGATCAGGTCCCAGCGCAAAGCCTTGACCGGCACATCGGTAACATCGGCATAGGCGAAGCTCAGCTCGCGCAGTATCCGCTGATTGTCTGGTGCCTGAGCTAGGCGCTGCAGGCGTGTGATGGCAGCGCGCATCACTCGGTTCAGTGCGATATCAGGGGACAGGTCATCGAAACGGCAAGCTAGCTTTTGGGGCGCAACGGCGTGTCGCGAGAATTGCCGCGTGACGTCCAGCCGCCCGCGCAGCGAAGGCAGGTCATCTTCATGCTCCAGATAGCGCCGGGGCATGCCTTGGCGCACAGCATCCGCAAGCCGTCTACAGAACAGCCGGATCAGCAATTCCAATACGGTGTCCCGTTGCCAGCCAAGCTGCGCCATGGACCCCGCATCGATGGGCAGGTCGTGCACGACCCCCAGCATGTGGATCAGCCGTGTGCGCAGGTCGGTGTCATGGGGTTTGCGTTCACCAGGCCCTTCGATCTTCGGCAAAATCTCGAGCTGGCACCCCTGCGCTGCGATGACACCCACCACGCCACGGGCACGCAGGCTCTTGCGGCCGTGCTCAAGCACGCCTTCACCTCCACGGCCCGCGAAGGCGGACCGCTGCGCGATGGTCGCGATCCTGTCGGCCAGCACCTCGGGGATCGAATCCTCACCATCCTCCCCGTAGCAGATGCGCTGCCATTCACGCAGGGTGCGGCGGATCATGGGGCCAGCAGCCGCGCATAATCGAAACCCTGCTCCACGCTGCGAACCGACCAACGAAACCGGGGCAGAGCCTCACCATTATCGAGCCCCGGCGGTGCTTTGAGCGCCGAGCGGTTCAGAAACCCGCCGCTGATGTCGTGGTCATGCGTTTCCAGATCGCCCAGCACAGCAGCGATCTTGGCCCAATCCTCGAAGAAATATTCGGCCAGAAGCGGGATCACCTTGTGGCGCATGACCTCGTCGACATCGGCGGGTGTTGTGCAGCCGGTGAAATAGGCGTGCCCGATCTGGTGCTCGCGGTCATAGAGGTACTCTATGCGATCATTAATCGTGTTCAGCAGCCGGGGCAGGTTTATCCCGGTGCGCTCCGCCGCATCATCGAGAACGGACGGGTCAGGCATCAATTCGCGGAACATAAAGCGCCGCCGCAGCGCCGTATCTAGCAGCGCAATCGAGCGGTCGGCTGTGTTCATCGTGCCGAGGATGTGCAGGTTCGATGGAACCCCGAATTCATCACCGGAATACGGCAAACGCACCTTGATCTGGTTCGGCTGGCCGAGTCGCTTGTCGGGTTCCAGCAACGTGATCAACTCCCCGAAGACCTTCGAGATATTGGCACGGTTGATCTCGTCGATGATCAGAACGAAGGGTTCCGGGTCTGCTGGTCCTTCGACGTGCTGGCTGTTCATATAGCGTTCGAGAGCTGGCACGTTCAGTTCGCTGTCATAGAGCAGATAGATCGATTGCTGCATGAACCGGCGCGAGTAGATTTCATCGACGGGAACGCCCTCGCGATCCACCCAGAGCCATTGGACCGCGCGACGATGGGCATAGTCACCTTCCGGTCGTGGGGCGAACTCGTATTCGCCGGTGAACAGGCCAATCGCACGAAACCTAGAATTGCCCTTCGACACTATGACGACGTCGCCTGTGCGGATCCAGTTGCGAAACCGAAACGGCATATTAACTGCGCCGGAACGGCCATCGATCTCACCGCTCTGCGCGCTCTTCGCCTTGCAAGCCTCAAGAATGGCATCCCGGCTGGCATATTTATCATCGCTCCAGTCGATGTCCTCAAATCCGAGAACCGCGTATCCGCCCTTGATCGCATCCTCGAACAGATGGGCATCCTCTGGCTTGTTCGCTTCGCCGATCGACATCTTGAACACCTGCCGTCCGGCGATCTGGACACTATCTGCGGTTGATGCGCGCCCTCGGCTGGTCTCAGCCCGCTTTGCGATACGTCGAAATGTTCCCGGCACGGTTTCGAGCCTGAACCCGGCTGAAGCCGTGCTCTCTCCGTCGTCGGCCCCGGTCATGGGCTGCCGACCCTCGACAAAATCTTCATAGGCCATTGACTGGTGAAAGGTCACAAACTCGATCCTCCCCGCCGCCAACAGTCGCTGATACACATCCATCAACGCGCCGCGGTCAGCTGGCACCGGCTCACCACACAAGCGGACGGCTTCGGCTGTCGTGCTGTAGGTTTTTCCAGTGCCGGGCGGGCCATAGAGAATGAGATTTTGTGCCATAGCTGCGCCAACCCTATCTGTTGTCTCGATCTCCGTCTCGGCCGGTTCGGCCGCTTCCCATAGGCGTGCCAAAGCTCGGGCCGCAGCAGATTTGATCAGGATACCCGAGGATTGCGGGCTCCAGTCCTGACCCGCGATCTTACTGGTCAACATGTCGAAAGGCACGAAGGCATCCAGCGCTGGATCTCGGATATCCTCGAATTCGACATCGATGAATTCAGCAGTTTCGCCAGCTTCCGCGCGCGCCTTGTCCCAATGGGTGTCGCGGTAAGGTGCCTTGGCCACCCTGCCGCGGGCAATCACCCCACGTGGATCCTGCCCTGTTCGGAGGAGGTATACCCGGTCGTCAACCTTCGGTTTCTTCGAGCTGGT